TGGAAGCAAGAATATTCTCTTGCAGAACTTGTTGCTCCAGACCAGTTCAAGTCATATGAAGACCTCAAGAAGAGACTCGATTATGTTCTTGGTCTCACTGTTGCACCAAAAAGACAAGACCCCGAAGTTATTGATGAAGATAATAACTTAGAGGACTTAAGTGAAGGTCGTGCTGTTGTTGACACAACTCCATCTTCAGTTAATACAGACGAAGATGAAGAAGATGCACTCAGCTATTTTGCAAAATTAGCTGAAAATTAGAAAATACCCCGAAAAAAATTTCGGGCCATTTTTTACGCCAGAGGTCGCTCAAAACGACCTCTTTTTTTATGGCGAAATTAGTCTTGGATTTTCTGTTCTCTTGAGATTTTTGTTAACGAACTGTCTTGATGGTTTATACTCCATAATCTCTGCCATATCATCCAAGAATAGACTTAGATATTCTGCTCTTAAAATATTAATATTTCTTTTTGCATCATTTAATTCAGTTTCATGTTCTAGAAAACTATATGATGTGAGTTGTGATTCTGTTCGATATACACCATTGTCGATGAATGTAACAGAGTGTCCCTCTGGAACCGTTAAACCTTCTTTTTGTATTATTGTTCCACTTGAATCTCTTATTATCTTAGTCTCATAATGATGAATATTTGATAATTGTGCTTCTGTATATTTTGCATTGAGATAAGTCAGAAAATCCTGATTTCCCATAGGCCACTCATCTCTTAAATGCACGATATTGTTTGTTGTCAAAATAACCCAATCAAGTCCAGAATCATTGTAAAATTTATACGCAACTTGGTCTGGTCTCTCATCACCTTGCACGGAATATTTTGTAAATGCAGTAACTTCATCAAAAACGTCATCACGCAACACTGCTCTCTTAAAAATGTTTTTTACAACATGATAATCGTAAGCAGAATTACGATCATTCCTCAATGATGGGTAATCAAGGTCTGGTAATTGTCTAAAGTAACTATTTGGTGAACCTGAGTATGTCATATTAGTAACCTACACTGTTTTCTGGAGTATCAAGTTGATCTTGTTCATATATTGGTCTAAGTTCAGTAAAACTTAAATCCATCTTCACTGCAACTGGTTGCGAATCCTTATATGCAGACCAGTAACCATTTGGAGCGTAATCAACCGCCATCGTGGTTAGTGCAAGACCGCCTGGATTAAATTGATTGACCGTTCTTAGGAAATCATCTTTACCAGTTCCATTTTTATAATGAAGAGTGAATATATCTGGATTTTTTAGATAAGTCGTGCTTCTAAATTTTGGCGCCATACCTAATTTTAAAAAACGAATAATTTTTCTAATTTCATCACCCTCTCTTTGACTTCTTGCAATCATTAGAAAACTAAAGTTAAAATCACGAATTACAGGCCCTTGAAATAACATCTCTGCATTTGGATTTAATACACGACCACCACTTCTCGCTAAGTATGTATCTACGTCTAAATCTGTTCCAAAAGCAAATCCAGCAATTTTGGATATTGTTTGAGCATACAAGGCACTTCCAAATTGTTTAGCGGAACTACCATCTGGATTTAATCCTCTGTTTGCTTCTATTTGTTTTTTTATTGCTGCATCATTTTGTGCCTCCTCTGCACTTTTTCCAGCAAGTCTTCCACCACCAGTTAACTTGTCAGTCAAACCCACAGCAGCGAGACCCGATATTGTCAGTTCACTTTTACCCCACTCAACACCATTTACGTCTGTTGCCTTTGGCATTGGTAATAAAACACTTCCTAGTAAGTCACTACCTATCACACTATCACCAGCTACATTTACTTTTTTTTCTGTGGTTCCATATCCTTTACTTCTAACTGATTTAGATTCTTTTTTGTATTTTTCCGTTTTAATTTCAGTCATTCCTGGCTTACTTGCATTTACATCACTTCTTTGATAGTTGTATTTTGTAATCTTGAAATGATCCTGACTAGGATTAAGATCAAGTGGATATGACATTATTTCACTTGCATTTGAAGTGGATTCTTTTGGAGTTGCATTTTCTACTACGGTGTCAGTATTTTCCTCTTCTACATATTGTTCATTTGTGTTACTTTTACTATTTTTTGTATATTCTGAGTTAAGTTCAGCAGATGTCGCCTGAACTGCTCTGCCTCCATCTGCATGACTTAAATAACTATCTTTTTCTCCCTTAAACTTCTGTTTATTATATGCATCAGTGCCACTTGCAGAATTTACTATGTCAGAAAAAGCACTGGTATTAGGATTCACTGGAATTGGATTTTTGTTTCCAGTCCTTCCAGAAACATTGAAAACAGAATTAATTTTTCCATCAGCATCAAAACCAAAAGCATATTGCTTTCCATCAACAGTATATCTTTTACTTTTTTTACTTGCCATTAGTTTTTATTGTAAACTCTGTTTTTTGAAACTGGTATTCCTCTCATATCAACGAATTTTTCAGTCGGTAATTGTGCAACGTCCGACCATTCTGCATTTGGAATACGATATGGTGTTCCTCTTACGCCAGTATAAACATATTTATGTAGAGTTCTTGGAGGAACTGCAACTGCACCCTGAGCAGAGTTATTTAGTAAGCTTATTGCAAGTTCATCTCTTTCATTCAAACGAACATAATGAAGATTACAACCTAAAAATCCATTCGACCTCATTTCAATCACATATGTAAGTGGAAACATATCATAATATGGTTGTCTAGTTTGCGCTGAATAGGTATAAAAATACAATTCGCCAGGTGCAAATCCAGCCGTGTCTGCATAATCTGTCTCAAAGTTTGTTGATCCAAGTTCATCAATCAATTGACTCCGAAAGAAATCTTCACTGACTTGACCATCAACTTTATTTAATATTCTCTGAAGAATGCTCATCGTATCCCTAATTCTTTTTCAGTCATAATTTTAAACTCTAACTTACGATCTGCACAAAACTCTCTTGCAGCCTTCCACTTTGCTTGATTTTTTACATATGTCATAGATTCATTTATCATTGTTTTTCTTGATTTGCCTTTTGTCGCTTTTGGTTGTAGTGTTTCTCTCATCGGTTTCACTTCTATCACTGATCTACGAATATTTCTGTCCTTGTCTTTATATTTAATAAAAAAGTCTGGAAAATATCTGCGAACACGATTTGTTGTTGGGTCTAAATAAGGAATCCAGAATTCTTCTGATGCCCATTCAAGTATATTTTCATTTAAGTCACAGTAATTCATGAACTTTCTCTCCCAAAGAGACCTATAAATAATATTTTGAGAGTCTCCTTTATACTTTTTAGGATTGGAAGGTCGATATATCCCTTTATAGCTCATATATAGTAATAACAACTCACACTTATTTATCGTGTCATTTCCAAAAAGAGGTCAAATATTTAAAGATAGAATTGATAGAATTAAAAGCACAGTCGCAAGACCGTCTCTTGATACTTTTTATGAGGTTAATTTTTCGTTTGGAAAATATCAAACTTGGTTGTCTGATGCTCCAGGCAAGAGAAGAACACAGGGAACTGATTTTATGCAAAAGATGTCCTTGATGTGTACACAAGCGGAACTTCCAGGCACAAGTTTCGTACCTTCAAGTGCAATAGGACATCGCCAAGGTATTCAAGAAGAGTTTCCAAATCTTAGAAACTTCCCACCTTTGAATCTTGTGTTTTACGCTGACGCAGACCATGTTATTATAGAAGTTTTAGAAAGTTGGATGTCATATATTAATCCAATTTTTAATTCTGGTATTAGAGATTCTAACGCATTTACACGTTTTAATTATCCAGAGGATTATAAAGAAACAATTCACATCACAAAATTTGAAAGAGACACTTTCATAGAAGAATCAAGAAATGCAAGTTATCAATCTGACTTAACAAGTTATGAGTTTGTGAATGTATGGCCGATTGATTTAACTTCAATGAGAGTTGCCTATGGTGACTCAAATGTGTTAAGATGTAGTGTACAGTTTGCCTATGATAGATTCTTCACTACCTTTAATTATAATGACATTCAAAAACAAGTTGTGAATACTCCAGTGGGTGTTGTGAATTCAAAAGACGTAGTAACATCAAACACAACAGTTGACCCTGCTGCTGTTGAGGGTGGTTCTACTATCAGTAGAAAAAATCTCAGTTCAGGTGGCTACGGTGGTGGAGTGGGTAATCCAACTAATCCAAGAGGTAGTGGAGTAAAGGATAGAGGAAATAGAGTCCCTTATGTTAATCCAAATCCCAGTAAAAATAAGAGAGGAAGTGCTTTCAGATAACTCTCCTATATAAAATACTGAATCGATTATTATGCCATTACCAACCATTGAAACTCCAACTTATGAGTTGAAGCTACCTTCATCAAACAAAAAAGTAAAGTATCGACCCTTTCTTGTTAAAGAAGAGAAAATATTAATCATCGCTCTTGAATCAAAGAATCAAAATGAAATCACAAATGCTGTGACAGATGTTTTGAAGAAATGTATTTTGACAAAAGGAGTTGATGTTGATAACTTGCCCACATTTGATATCGAGTTTCTATTTTTAAATATTCGTTCCAAATCAATTGGAGAGGATATCAAACTCACAGTTACTTGTCCTGATGATAATACAACCAAAGTTCCAGTCACAATATATGTGGATGAAATCAAAGTTGTTAAACCAAGAGGACACACAAAAGATATTAAATTAGATGATGCCATGACACTTCGTATGAAGTATCCATCTTTATCTCAGTTTATCTCAAATAACTTTGATACAGAGGATGAAGCAGAGTCGATGGTTGATAAAACATTTAATGTTGTCGCTGATTGTATTGATGTAATTTACAGTGGTGAAGACGCATGGGATGCTAATGATTACACTCCAGATGAGAGACTTGACTTTGTAAATCAATTGAACTCGAAACAATATAAGGCAGTTGAGAAGTTTTTTGCAACGATGCCTAAACTATCTCACACGATTGAAGTCGTGAATCCAAACACAAAAGAAAAAGGTAGTGTCGTTCTGGAGGGTCTAGCCGATTTTTTCGCCTAAGTATTGCAAGAGAGGATCTTGAATCCTACTACCGTATCAATTTTGCTCTCATGCAATACCATAAATATAGCTTGACGGAACTAGAAAATATGATGCCTTGGGAAAGAGACATTTATGTAACTCTTCTCCAGAATTATATTGAAGAGCAAAATCTAAAGAACCAACAAAGACAGGGAACTGGAAGGTATGGATGAAGAAGAATTAGAACAACCTAGTTCAAAGATAAACGTAGGTAGTTTCTTTGAGAGAGTCGATTCAGTTGACAGAGTGGCTAATCGTGCCTTGTCACAGTCAAGTTCAAATTTAGGTATCATCAATAATCAAAAGTTAATTATTCAAAGTCTATCTGTCTCAATCGAGGCAATGGAAACAAAGATTAGAGATATTGCAAATTATATAATCATAGAGAAAAAAGCTGAGAAAGACGCTGCGGATGATAGACTTTTAGAACAAGAAGATAAAGAACAG